GATGTTAGCTGCTGTGCCACCCATGTTATTTTCACCAGCTACTGTTGACTTAGTGTTAGCACCGTTGTCACCGTGTTGAGGGTTACCAACTTTGTTAACATATTCCATCATGTGCTGTAGTTCGTCCATTGGCTCTTCTTCAGCATCCATATCAGCTTCGATATCGTGCATTGGCATGCCGTCACCGTGGATTCCTGGCTCTTGCTCTTCTTCATGCTCTTCGCCAGCTAATAATTGTTCAAATTCAGCTTTAAGGTCTTCTATGGCATCTTCAAGGTCCATTACGCGATCTTCAATATCTTCACCGCTTTCTTCTTCCTCTCCACCTTCTTCTTCGCCTTCTTCTTCTTCGCCTTCTTCCTCTTCACCGCCTTCTTCTTCACCTTCTTCTTCTTCGCCTTCTTCTTCTTCGGCGGCAGGTGCGTTGTCTGCAGTCTCTTCTTCCTCTGCTTCCTCATTCTTTTGATAAGGATTTCCAGAATCTTGGCTAAAGTCAGACTCTAATAATTCTTCGTAAATTTCACGTGATTTTCCAACAACGATGTTGTGGAATATTTCTTTTGCTGCATCTTGATCGTCGTTGATCAGTGCTTCTAGCATGGCTTCAAATTGAGCGCGGTCAGTCATGTTAATTCTCCTGTGGTTTGATATGATACAAGGCTGTAATATATTTACACTATTGTTAAAAAATAGTGTACTTATATAGCAAAATTAGTCTTTTTTGACAAATTTTTGTCTATTGTGGGGCAGGCGGAGGCACAGCGTACATTGAATGTATAAATGCTAGTTCATTTTCCTGTTCTAAAATGTGGGCTTCACTGCTTTTTCTTAATTCGTTTATTTGACCTAGAGTTAATCTAGTCTTGCGTGTATCGGTTCTGTGCATTTGAGAATCGTCACGAGAAGCGTCGTAGCGTAGATCATTAGCTACATTACGTGTATCTGCATCGATGTAAAACAATTCTCTCAATATCATGTAGATATTTATGCTACTGGTGTTGGAGGTTGGCCTGCAGGAGCTGCGGCTGCACCGCCTCCTATGCCTGCTTCAGGATTTGATTCAAGATCGTTAACAATATCTTCAGGTGCTGACATATCACTAGCGTCTGCCATATCGGCATCCATACCTGCTGCTGATAATCCTGCTGAACGTAGTTCGCCAGCAGCATCAGTGTTATTAGGTTGACCTTTGCCGTTTTCTTCTGCCCATAAACGTTCGTTTTCCGCTACTTCTTCGTCAGTTAACCCTAAGAAACGTTTAGCGGCAAAGCGTTTACTCATGTAAGGAACTGCTTGAATTGTATTAAATGTGTTAATACGCTCTGCATCAATGGTTGCTTGACGTGAACTTGCAAAGTTCATTGGTGGATTAAACTGTAATTCAAATAGATTGCTGTCAATGTTCATGCCTTTTGAGTACATAAACATCTTGAATTCTTGGTCAAATACTTCAGTAAGCATAGACTGCAAGCGTTCACAATACTTGTTAAAACGCAATTCTTGAATATATGCTGTGCCTACACGACCATCATTAAAACTTGCTTGACTATCTTCTTGTCCTGTGGGCAAATAGCTTGAAGGAATACGTAAGCCACGGAATAGTTTGTTGGTAAAGTAGCGTAGGTCGTCAATTTCGCCAATGTTTTTACCGCCTTCTAGGATCTTAACATCTGATCCTTTACCATCTGCTGTCTTAGGGAAGTAGTAGTCTTCGTTAATACTCAACGGATTGTACGCACTGTCTATAACATTCTGTCCACCACCAGTTTGCGATGGAATGCGGCGTTGATGTATTTCATTTTTAACACGTTCCACAAATGCCATAGCAAGGTGGCTGGGCATATTACCTACGTCAATACTGAATACTCTGCGCTCTGGAGCACGTTGTATACGATAGATTAGGATAGCATCTTCTAATAGTTCTTTTTGCTTGTAGACTTTGAATACGTTTTCTAGTAGACTGTTGCCAAATGGGAAATTTTGATCTAATCCTTCTGATAAACTTAGGTGCACCATGTGTTTGGCATCAATAGCATCTTCTTTCATCTGCAGGCCAAAACGGTTACTGCTTGAAGTACTTCCGCCACCTGTTGAGCCCTGTTGGCTAGCACCTTGTCCTAGATATCCGCTGGCAGGTACAGGACCGCCTCCGGTTTGTCGAGGATTAATATTAGGTGTTATCTGTGTGGCCACTAGATTAATAAAGTTAGGTGCTAGATCCTTGACCACATACTGCTCAGGTTTCTTACCTTCACTTTCGTTAACAATGATCTTGACTAAATTGCTAGAATCAATATAGTTCCATTTTTGATTTTCAGGATCACGGATAAAGAAAGCATCGCCGTATTTGAATACATTGCGTACAATACGGAATATACGTGTGTCAAACTGCTGTAGTTTGTTCCACTGCTGTAGGTATTCACCTAGAATCTTAACTTCAGCGTTAGTAGCTTTGTTTCGCCACTTGACTGAAAAGGCGCTTTTTGAATCTTTTAATTTTTGTGTGCAGAATTCTGCAAGGATATCTAAGGCCGCATTAACTTCCGGATCACTATCCATAACTTCATATTGCTGATAGCGTTCTAGTCGATTAGGACTGCCTGAGTAAACATCAGGCAAATAGCTAGAATAGTTGGCTCTAGCTGGTCCAGGACGTGTACCCGAATTTTGACCACTAATTGGTCCTAGGTTTTGTCCATTTACAGGTACTGGCGTGAAGTACTTTTTCCAGCTCATTGTTTATCCTTATCTATCAATCGAATCTATTATTTGACATACCACGAGTAGCTTTTACCTGCTTGCCACTGTAGTTGCTAATAGTTTCCAAATATGATATCATCATTCCGTTAGACTTATTTAACTTATCTAGGGACTCTACCACGTCAGATAAGGTTGCGCCTTGATTTCCAGAAAACACATTAGATACATTAGGAATTGCTGCTTGAGCCTGCGGTAATAATTGGCTAAGCTGACTAGATACTCCTGATAAATCTGGACCAGCACTGGGTATTTTACCCCGCATGTCGTTGACAAATTCGTTAATCTTGGCAAACGGTACAACAGCTTCAGGACCATTCTCACGAATATTGGCTAGACCGCTAGGACCTCCGAACCATGAACCCCACACATCTTTAGATCCTTCTGCTTCGCCTTTAATTCCTTTACCGTCAATGGTTAATGAAGTTACAGTACCCACGGTCATGTTAGCAATCTGACCAATTTTGTTACCAATTTCTCCCAGTATGTCGCCTGTCGCACTAGTATATCGCATGCCCTGTATTTGTCGTTTAACAGCATCGGCTGTGCTTTCACCAGGTACAGGCTCATTAGTTCCTTTGCCTTGTGTTCCTCTAACAGTTGATTCTGTATCTCGTTTAGCGTCTGCTGCGGGAGTACGTCTGCCTAGATATTTGTCAGCCATAGCAGATAACGTTGGCGCAATCTTTTCATTTAAAGGTGTTGCTACTCCTCGCATAGCCGTAGCAAGTATGTCGTTGTACTTATTTTGTACAGCTATAATTGCCGCAGTACTTCCTGATCCCGCTGTGGGTTCTCTAACACTGGCTCTACGCACAGCCTCAGCATAAATTTCGTCTTCGCTTTTGCCTTTAAATTTTGCTTCCTGAGCAATAGAATTCATGCTATCTACTATTGTCTTAGTTGCTTGGAAGGTTGGTGCAAAGGTGTCATTTACTTTAGCAATACTACCTAAGGTACGAGCTTGCAATATTTCAATATTACTATCATTTTGTCTAGCACCTTCAATCATCTGACGTTGAGCTTGGGCGCCTAGTTCAGCATTGCCTTTAAGAGTTGCTGTGGCTAAATTTTGTACTCCCTCTCCTTGCTGATTTAAAAGTGTAATAGCCTGAGCACTTTCTTTAAGAGTTACAGCGCCATTGTTAGCAACCATGTCCTTATAGGCGGTTAGTACAGCAGGTCCTTGACTTTCTGCAATTAAGATATTTTTCTTATATTGTTCTCTAGCAGCGTCGGCAGCGTCTTTACCTTCAGTTAACTCAATTAATTTAAATCTTGCTTGTATCTGAGAATCTAACTCTGCTTTTTTAAGTTCTTCTACTTGCTTTTCACGACTTAGTCCGGTTAGTTTAGCCACCTTATCCATTTCAAGTGCAAGACGTTGTGCTGATGAAATAGCGGCATCGTCAGCGGCTTGTCCTTCACCTAGGGATGATCTATTAATAGCTAAACTTACTGCAAGAATTTCATTTAGATCATCATTTCTAAATCCCATCTCTTGCAATTTTTGTGTTGCTAGACCTGTAGCACTATCAAAATCAAACATTCTGGCACTTAGTCTAGCAAATGCCTTAGTACCATCAGCAACACTGCCGCCTAAAAATGCAAGACTGGCACCGTTTTCTTTTATTAAACTTGCATATTCTTGAAGACTAAGTCTCGATGCTGCGGCAGCAGTAGCCATTGACACAATATCATTGTCAAAATTCATGCCAGCTTTGCTGAGTTCTCTCCAAGTACCTAAATTATCATGAATGGCAGTTTTAAGGCCGTTAAACACTAAAGCTGCTTCTGCGGCGCCGGCGCCGGCTGTTCTAAGACCTATTTCTAAAGGTTTTGCTGCAGAGTCAAGACTTGCAGTTACTCCCCCAAAACCGCTGATAAAGCTATTGACTCCTCCGCCAGCGGCACCGCCTAAACCAATACCATTTGCTTTGAATACTTTGGCCGTTATCTCGGCTTGTCGACGCATTTCGTCGTCAGTTAGTGGTCTTGAACCTGGATCGGCCATAAAAAAATCCTAGAAATATAATATATTTATAGGATTAATAAAGTGTGTATATTTTGATTTTAGTAGTAAGGATTGTTTGCTTTGTCAAATCTGCTAGGTTCAGTATCACTTGCAGATGATGTAGTTGATGTTTTAGATTGACCACGTGCTAAAACAGCATCAACTTTTTGTTTAGCATCTGGATAATTTTGAATAAACTGTTGAATTACGGGAGAATTGATAGCATTCATATTTGGTGTGCCATCTGCATTAGTTATAACCATACCAGCTACTTTAACTTGATTTGCATCAGCGGCGGCTGCTGCGCTAGTGCTAGCAATCTGAGATTGAGCTGCTGGATCACCTTTGGCTGCTTTGTCTTTTGTTACAGCAGCTTTCTTTTCACCAGCATCTTTATAAACATCAGTACCTGTAACCTGTTTGTACAGTTCACTCCAGATGGCTTCTGGTACATAACCAACATAGATTAATGGTTTAACTAGATGTCCAGCAATCCATCCCTGTGCTGCGGGTGACCCTAACCATACAGATAAAGCAGTGAAAAATGCCTGTTCTGCAAATAATCCAGCAAGAGCAGGTGCAGCAGCAAGTCCACCGCTGCCTACAGCCGCTGCAACTGCTCCGCCACCGGTGACTACATACACAATCAATTCAACTACTCCATTAACTACACTGGCAATTCGCAATCTACTGGCCAGTGCTGGCAATAGAATAGCTGCTGTAAACTGACCAAAGTAAAGTTCTCTGTAGTGTTTGAAATCTTCTTCAGTTATAGTAGGATCGTTTTTGTATTCTTCTTCAGCGTTGTGTAGATTCCAAACCAATGTGCCTGCTGAATCCAACACACCTAATGCCCATAGGACCTTGGCCCAGAAACCAATAGTGCCCTTCCATTTGTCAATGATATCCGGTGCCTTTGTCTTGGCCGCTGTGGCACGAGCCTGTACTCGTTGGAAAAAGTTCATTGATTTAGCATTAACTTCGTCTGCCGCGGCAGGTGCAGCAGATGGTGCATTTCTGGCAGCGGCTCTGGCAGCTAAACTACCTGGAGGTACTGCGGCACGTTCGGAGATGATGTCTAGGATTTTCATAGATGATATATTTATCAGACACACGAGCCAAAATAAAAATACCTAAAAAGTGCGCATATAAATACACGACTACAGGGAGTCCCTATGACTAATCCACTACAACAATATTTTAGACAGCCAAAGATCTATATCAAATTGCCCAGCAAGGGCATCTTTACCAAGCCCGGTACTATACAGGGCGATGCGAATAAACTGCCTATCTACGGTATGACTGGCATGGATGAAATCATGGCCAAAACTCCAGATGCCCTGCTCAGCGGTGAAAGTGTGGTCAAGATCATGGAAAGCTGTTGCCCTAGTATCAAAGACGGTTGGGACATCAGCACTATTGACACCAATCTCTTGCTGGTGGCTATACGCATTGCCACCTATGGCAGTGCTATGACTGTAGCACACACTTGTAGTGCCTGCTCTACAGAAAACGAATATGAACTAGATTTGGTCAAAATTATTGACTACTATGCTGGTCAGAACTATGTCAACACCGTGGATCTAGATCAGTTAACTGTCAAATTAAAACCACTTAACTATCGTCAGATCAGTGAGCTTGCCATTAAAAGCTTCAAGATCCAGCAGCAGGCAGCACAGTTGATCCGAATATCACAGAATCAAGAACTTACAGAAGAGCAGGACATACAGCTAAAACAGCTCTACTCCGAACTGGCCAACATGCAGAATGAAATTTACAAGATGTCTGTGGAAAGTGTAGAAACTGGCAATATGAATGTGACCGAACAGAAGTTTATCCTAGAGTGGCTAGACAATGCCGATGCCACAGTGTTTGACGCAATCAAAGCAGTAGCCGAACAAAATACCAAGGCATTTGCTGTGCCCACTCAGCCCGTGACCTGCTCAAATTGCTCAGCAGCTACTGAAATCGCCGTGGAGTTTGATAACTCAAATTTTTTCGCCAAAGCCTAATTAGTACACCCACGGAAGAAATTCAGGACACACTAGTTAGGCTAGATGATCAAGTAAAACAATTCAAAGAAGAGCTATTCAGAATAAGCTGGTACATGCGTGGTGGTGTGTCAGTTCAAGAACTACTGCATGTCTACGATGCTGATGATCGTGCCATGATCTATCGAGTTATCAAAGAGAATATTGAAGCTACTAAAGAATCACGAATGCCATTGCTCTAAGAAGAACTGCGTTCTTCTGTTCTTCGCTTGCGCTCGAACTTTTCTCCTTATCTGATAACATAATCAAGTGCGAAGCACTTAAGATATTATCTAGATTGTTCAGTCACACTTTGCCCTAGCCGGGCAAAGCGATCGACATTATCTGAGTTGCACAATGTCACTGTAGCGGTATGGCATTACAGAGGCGGTCATCCTGTACCTCGAGCCAAGTCTTTATATGACGGCGGTTGCTGTACATTCGCTACCATGCACAACAACGTAGGGTTTTTCTCCCTTCTTTTAGCCTTTACAATTTTTCTCTTATATTTCAAATGGATTCAATAGGCACGTTCCATCGGGGTCCTGTTAAGGATACTGAAATATAACTCTGCTACCGGTCAGAAATTCCTTGCCCTGCGACCCGTGGTCCAGTTAAAAGGCGCCTACAACGCTGGCGAAAGCTGTTAATTTGGTAGTTTACTGCCTAGTTTTCTTGGAGTTTACGTATGTGTGAACCATGTACACGCACTTGGATATGACCGTTATAATAGTCATTTGACTCCAAGACACGCCGACTAAACTGTTCACGAGCCTCTATATATGAGCATTCTGCTTTACTGCCACAGTAGTACAGTATCTCTCTGTGGAAGTTTTCCGGACCTAACTGCGCAACATCTTTGCTGAGTTCTGGTGAACTACCATAGTAGTCCCGCCAATCACTGTCAATTTTGCTGCGGATTTTCTTTTTCTTCTTGTTGCCGTTTTTAAGTTTTACTACTCTAGTGGTGGTTTTTGAGAATTTTGCTAGTTTTTTGCCTATGTACTTGCGGCCTGTGGTCTTGTTTGTAATCAAGTATACAAAACCCACACAGGTTTCTGGTAATTCTTCTACTAATTGATCCGCATAGTACCATGACATCAATTAGTTATCGAGCTAGTCTTCCTTGTTACCTCTCTTTTGAGCGCGGCGAATCTTGCGCTCGTCCAACTGCTGACGTTTATTGACCTGCCACTTTCTAATTGCCTTGCGCCTTGCGGAACACACGTTCCTAATATCTGATAACAAATGCCTTAGTCTAATACTGCTGGCGTAGGTGCCCTCACTGAGCCACTGCTGATTTTCAGCAAAATAGACCCTGAACACACGCATGAGTTCAGCATGTAGCTCTTCGTCTTGCGGTGTCACTCTGTAACCTCTAGATCGTTAGCATAGGATGTAAATCCGTTTTCTTTGATCACACGCAGAACATTGTTGACACGTCCGATCAGCTCGTCTTTGTGCGATATCAAGAATATATTCTTTTTACGTTCTCTGCTCATCTTCTTAAGCACACCCAATGCGCCCTCGACACCTGACGCATCTAGCCCGTTGTCTATAAGTTCATCAACAAACATGAGATTGATCTGCTGATATAGACTTTCCCACACGTCACGGAACGCCCACGACAGGCCTAAGATAAGACGATTACGCTCTCCTCGACTGAGATTATCAAAATCCAAGTCTTGCCCCAGCTGTGTTATCAGTACTGATAGATCGTTTTGAAACAGAACAGTGTGCGGTAAGCCCATCTTGTCCAGGTAATAGGTCAATCTATTGTTCAAATAGGCTAGGTTTTGATCTATGATCTTCTTGCGTATAAATGAATCTTTTGATGTCAGCAGTTTAAGCAGGAATTCTTGATGATCTTTCAGTGTGCTGAGTTCGTTAACACGATCCCAAGATATAGTCTGCATGGCTGTATTGCGTAGCTCGTCAATTTGCTCTTGATAGGGATCTGACTCGCCCGCTTTGACAGCCAGCTGAGTTTCCAGAGTTTTAAGGTTATTCTGATGTTTCAGCGCCTGCTCTAGAGTGTCATAGTAGGTATTGGGTCTAGCAGCCACTTCGCCCACTGCGGCTATTTCACCAGTGATTTTAGCAAGATCTTTTTGTACCTTGTCATAGTATTTCCTGGCCTCGTCAAGGTGCCCTTGTGCCAGAGCAGTCATTTCTTCATGCTTATGGTCATGGAGCTCTTGTTCACAAGCGTGACAGGTCTTGTTAGCCAACTTGGCGAGCTCGCCGTCATACTTCGTGACGCTTCGCTCTGCTTGCGCTATCGCGCTATCTAACGTAGCACGTTCCTTATTCAAGCTCTGCAGCTTCGCTGTCTTCTCTGAAAAATCTTTTAGCTCCGCATGCTTCGCAAGCTCAGCATCGATATCCACGCTCTCCAATTCTACGATGGCTCTGCCTATTTTTTCTAATTCTTGGGCATGTTGCGTATTCCAAGCACCTTGTCTAGTTAATAGGCTGTCAATACTTTGTTGTATTTTCTCGTTAGATTTCTTGGCTGCTTCGATGTCTGCGTTTTCTTGAAAAATAGCATCTTTAGTAGTTTTGATTTGTTCTTTAAGTGTTTCTGCTTTTTCACTTAACAGTGTAATACCTAGCAACTGCTCAATAATTACTCGCTGATCATTAGCCCTCATGCTCAAGAATGGTTCTGTATAGGTATTCAGTGCTACCACGTGCTTGAACATGTCATGGCTCATGCCAATAAGATCATCGAGATCTTTTTGCGTTTCTCTGTTATCACCCTGAGCATCATCAGTTTCTTCACCTTCTTGCTCTACATCGTTAACATAAAACTGCAAGACGTTGGGTTTACGCCCACGTTCTATTCTATAAGTTTGACCATCTTTTTCAAATGCCAATGTAACCAACATGTTCTTATTGTTAATCTTATTGATAAGATTATCTTTCTTAATGTTAGTTAATGCATTGCCAAATAGTGCATAACTGAGTGCGTTTACAATGGTAGTTTTACCTGTACCATTACGTGAGCCACTGTCATCGCCGCCCTGATCTAGATTTTCACCTAACACCAAAGTCAAATTGGTCTTACTAAAATCAACTGCTTGAGTTTGGTTGCCCACGCTCATGAAGTTTTTTACTGTTAGTTCCTTAATACGTATCATAGGCTATTATAAATTGCTAGTAATGTGTTTTTGTCGTAAGTGTCTGAATCAATGCTGACGATTTGACTGCTTACAATTTGATCTACGCTTTCAAAAGATTGAATATCAATGTTGGTATTGATCTCTACTTCTTTCTTTTCAGCAATAAGTGTAAGTTCGCGGATATCATAATCAGCAATGAACTTTTCTTTAATAAAACTTGCTTCTTCAAAACTGATATCAATGTCCAAGGCCACACGCAGGTGCTGTTTAGGTTTAATAATGGCATCAGCACCGTCGATTAATTCACTTAACTTTAGTGTACGGAATGTGGGTTGAGCCGGCCACGTATGATATTCTGGTTGTCCTCCCCACTCTAACGTCATCATTCCACGTTCATCGTCCCATGCATCTGCATAGTTGTGCGGAAATGCATTGCCAATATAGATCATGTTCTTCTGTTGCTGACGTTTATGAAAGTGTCCACTGAATCCTAGCTCATAGTTTTGAAAACTATCTAATTGTATCTCTCCATGATCTGGCATTTGTACCATTGCGTTCATAAAGAAGCTAGGCAATTCAAAGTGTCCAAATATATATTTGCCACCTTTTTTACCAATTGATCGCCATTCGTCACCTACTAACCAAGGACACATAGTAACATCACCGATAGTCATCGGTTCGTGAACTACAGTTATCCCGGGAATGTACTTCCCGAATTCAACACTATGAATATCCCGCTTATCTTTATAGTATAGATCATGATTGCCAGGAAAAAAGTAGAAATTATCAAACGCTTGTCCCAACTTTTCCAACGCCCGAAGACTATAATCCATAGTTGTGATATTAAGACTATTGCGGTTATGATGCCAATCTCCCATGAATATACCTGTATCACAGCCTTCCTCCTTTGCCTTGGCAATATACCAATCTACAAAATCTTCACAGTCTTGATTATGGACACTGCTATTAGACTTTAGGCCAAAGTGAATGTCCGTGAAACAGGCCACTTTCTTAAACAAGTTACTCATTAATAGCATTCCTTGACGATGTAATAAGTAGGTTTAGGATACTTGTTTAAGATATCTTCATCTTTAATCCATTTGTTCATAGCCGGCGCATTAAAAAACATTTTGTTAATAATAGTTTTATGGGTAGCTGACTCTACAATACTTAGATAGTTACTTTTACTCACCTGTAGCATCCTCACCGAAACGTTTCATAGCGACAGCATGATCATTAGCCCCAGTACGACTGTAGCTTGGATTCATACCATTCATTTCTAAAATATCGTCACGGATATTTTGATTGCGTTTTTCTACGTTAATCACACGGACAAAACTGTTAGTAACAGCCGCAGTAAAATAGGCAAATGGATTGTCTGATTTTGATTCATCAAATTGTAATCCAATCTGTGTTAACTGCAAAATAGCCTGTCCCTTCATTTCATCATTGTAAGTATAGCCACGAACGTTGCCGCGAGTAGCATATCTCTCACATAATTTTAACATCATTCTAGCTAGAGTTGGAGTAATTTGGCCAGCATCTTTGTCAAATTTTCCTTTGTCTAAACTACCCTTCCAATGGCTTTTTCCGACACATACTAGTTCATCATTTTCGTCAAATTTCCAATGTTGGAACGGGGGAAAATTTACTTTGTCACGATGATCTGCTAGACTTTTTGGATTCTTTTTACGTGTATTGTTTAACGGAATATGGTCATAAGTCATTACTCTAAACACTACGTCTATTTTAGCAATTTTTTTGTAGTCAACTTCACAATCGGCTTGTTTTACCTTTTCGCCAGCGGCCTTTCGGCTAGCATATTCTTGATCGCCCTGGCGTTTAGCACGAGCACGTTTGGCTTCTGCAATACTGCGGATATTGATTTTATCTAAATTTGAAACAATTAAATCATATTGATGATATTCTGGTTTGGTAAAAACACAGTAGGATGATTTTGATCTATGTATTTCTAACAACATGTCCTTGTTGTTTAGGTAGTTAACTTTTGCTGTCATTAATCGGTTCTCCGGATGTTGTATTATAAACTACGCGGTTAATAAAGTCAAATAAATAATACACCAAAAGGAGTATTATTATGGCTGTAGTTGGACAGGGAATAACTTCAAAACTCGTAGCAGGCGCTGGTGTTATTACGGCAGGCGCAGCCGCTGTTAATACGGCTAAAAACTTAGCTGGTGCAATCTCTGCTGGTGGTGCTGGTGGAAATGTTATCGGTGCAATTCGAGCTATCGATCTTCCAGCAGCTGGAGAAGCAGTAGGCGACTTGTACAGTGCAGTTGCTAACTTCGTTGATGGTAGTAACGAAAACGATTGGCGTGTCAGATTAAGTCTCCCGTCGTGGCCTAGTTTTGCAACCAGTGTAGTTTTAAAACCATTAAAAGATGCTGGCGGTATGATATTTCCATATACTCCGACTATTAATATTGCTAGCAATGCTAGATATTCACCTATTGATACTACACATACCAACTATACCTTTCAAGCGTTCAAAAATAGTGATCCAGGAACAATAACAATTACTGCTCCTATGAACGTTGAAGACCCAACACAGGGTCTATATTGGATTGCAGCAGTACACTATTTACGCAGCCTTACAAAAATGTTTGTGGGAATTGATCCCAAGGCCGGCAATCCTCCGCCCATTGTACACTTGAATGGATACGGTAATTATGTTTTTAAAAATGTTCCAGTAGTAGTTACTAGTTTTAGTACAAGTCTCGATGCTAACTGTGATTATATCAGCGTACCGGTAGTTGGTAGTGCAGCCGGTATAGCAGAAGGCCTAGCTGATGCAGTAGGTGGATTGTCAGATAGTTTAGGCAGTGCCTTTCCTGCGGCAGCCGCAGTCACCGGCCCGCTAAGTACTATTGCAGGTGGTGTTGGACAGGTAGCAGCATTAGCTGGTTTGTTTGGCGTTGGTGGTTCAACAAGCGGAGGAACAACCCATGTTCCTACAAAGAGTTCATTTACAGTAACCTTACAACCTATCTACAGCAGAGCTAGCGCCAGAAACTTTAGCCTTGATAGATTTGTTGAAGGCGGATACCTAAGTAATCAGACTGGATACATCTAATATGGCAGCTACATACACTAACACTAGTCCGTGGTTTAATACTGCGATTGCTAACAATCATCTTGATGTGCTGACCATTAGACCAGTACCAGCAGAAGTTGACGATTTCCTTTACACTATTCAGGCTCAATATACCTACAGACCAGACCTACTGGCATTTGACTTGTACGGTGATCCGAGATTGTGGTGGGTGTTTATACAGCGCAATCTTGATGTGCTCCAAGATCCTATTTTAGATTTTGTTCCCGGCACACAAATTTATGTTTGTAAAAACAGCAGATTGACATCTGTGTTAGGTTTATAAAATGGCTGACGGCGCAACAGTAGACGTCAATGGAACACCTATACCTGCTGTAGATTCATCTGGCGGGTTTTTAAGTTCTGTTGGCAGTTTTATTCAAAAACTTGCCCCTGTTAAATTTCCTTTAAAAAATGTACTGTTTGACTATGCCAGTTATGATTACATACTAGGTATCAGTGTTCTCAGCGATGATCAAGTGGCCAATCCTGATTCTACTTATATGCAAACCAGATTGCCATTGATTGCTAAATCTGCAAATACAGATCCTAGCAATAGAATTAATACAGCATTTGGTAGATTTGACTTTTTTATTGACAACGTGTCAATCGATCATCAAATGAATCTGGATAATTTACATTTGACCAACGCAGTTAAATTAGATTTTGAAATTACTGAACCATACAGTATGGGCTTATTTTATATCGCTATTGAGCAAGCAGCCCAACAATACGGTCATAACAACTGGCCAGTTGCGCCTTTTGTCATGTCTATACAATTTAGAGGAAATAAAGAAAACGGACAATTAGAAAATATTCCGCAAGCTACTCGATACATTCCTTTTAAATTTATAAAAACAGAAATGCAGGTCAGTGAGCGGGGTTGCATTTACAAGTGTGAAGCAATGATTTTAAATCAAGGAATAACCAGCGCAAAGGATTCAACCATACCGACTCCTATTTCCATAAGTGGTCGTACTGTACAAGAAACACTGCAAACAGGTGAAGATAGTTTACAAGCAGTAGTTAATAGAATTTTAAAACAAAAAGTAACTGATGGATTAGTCAAAGTAGCAGACGAAGTTGTTATTTTATTTCCTAAAAATATTGCTTCTGCTAGCACAGATGCTTCGGGCGGAGCAGCCCTTGGGGCAACAGTTAGTCCCAGTGCAACCGCCGCCGCTCTTAATGTTAAATTGGGAGTTACTCGTAGTTCTAAAAATAGTACACTTATTCAAACAGCAGCTGACTGTAACGACATCGGCCTTGCTGATATGGGGTACGGTGATACAAAGTCAGGTTCGACTCCTGTAACCGGACCTAAAAATGTTTATAAAGCTGATTTTAAAGTTGACATTCGTGCAAATGTACTCAATGACACAAAAATTGGAGAACATAGATTTCAGAAAAATTCTTCAATAATGAACGTAATCAATCAGGTAATTTTCTCCAGCGAATATCCAAAGCAAGCACTAGCTAAAGGTGCTGTCACTGCTGAGGGATATAGAAAATGGTGGAGAATTGACACACAGATGTACAATATTTCTACTACAGATAACGAAACAACCACTGGCGAGAAACCTCGATTACTAGTCTACAGAGTTAGTTTTTATAATGTACATACCAGCAGATTAATGCCAACTAATACCAAGGCACCGGGACTAGATGGCGCATTGCAATTACAAGCAATTAAAGAGTACAACTACATTTATACTGGTAAAAATACAGATATTATAAATTTCGCCATTAACTTTGATCTAACTTTTCGTGGCAAGTTACCTGCTAAATCGTTATCAACTACAGGTGATGTGCAGAATCAAGCAGTGACAGCAGGGGCAGATCAAAAATCAGATAATATTAAACCACTTCCAGAAGGTAACCCAATAGACACATCAAAGTCTGGAGGAGAAATTCCAAACAAATTAAATCCAGCACACACAACAACATGGTGGGATCAACTGGGTGGCGGTGGCACAGAAGACGAAAAAAATCGTGCAGCAAAATATTTTGCCACAGCCGCAACACAACCTGCAGAAATGTTAAATCTTGATATGAAAATAATAGGCGATCCATATTTTTTAGGGCATAGCGGCTGGGGTAATTATGTTTCATGGCCAACTAACTATGTAAATTTAAATGCCGACGGCAGTGTGAATTATCAAAATGGTGAAGTAGATATTGCTGTTTACTTTAGAAGTCCGATTGATATTGATCCAGGAACTGGCTTGTATAATTACGGAGGTTTCAGCAAAAGTGCTGCGGTAACACACTGGAGCGGCCTATACTGGGTAACCGCTGCACACAGTGAATTCCGTGGCGGACAATTTACACAAACACTAACCGCTACTCGTAGACAAGGGCAATTCTTGCAAGGTCCAGGACAAGTAGGTAAAA